GGGCGGGGGTGACTGGCTCCGCGGACTGTGGGGCATCGGGGGTCTGCGGGGTGATGTTGGTGTCGGTGGGCTGGAGGGTGAAGCTGGTGTCGATGCTCACGGGGGGTCCTTGGTGGTCTGCCGGGGTGTCACTCTCGGTGGTTTTTCTTGTTGTTGTGCCTGTTGTTGGCGTGTTGTTGTGCGGGGTGTTGTTGCCTTGTTGTTAGCGGTGTTGCTGCTGATCACAGGGGGTACGTGGTGGCGCAGCCCCTGTGATCGACCGTTCTCACGGTGGGCAACAACACCCCCAACAACAAGCACGGACGGTTACGGATCGGGGTGGTTGGGGCTGAGGCTCTCGATGTGCTGGAGGGCTGCGTAGAGCTCCGCGGCGACCTCGTTCATGTCCAGGTCGGGGCCGCCCGCTTGGCGCGCTTCAAGTCCGGTGGCCTGGGGTGCGGTGAGTGCGGTGTTCATGCCGGGTCTCCGATCAGGCGGTCTGGGACTTCAGGTCCCGGGCGGCGTACAGGTCCTGGGCGGTCTTGAGGCGGTCGTAGGCGGTGGTCTGCTTCAGGCTGAGCCGGTCCATGACGTCCTCAAGGGACACCGCTCGCGGGTCGCCCGCTTCCCTGATCCAGGAGAGAACCGCGTCGATCTGGCCTTGGCGCCAGCGCCTGCCAACGCGCCCCTGCAGGTCTGCCAGGTCACTGCCAGTGGCACCCTCGAAACTTGCCAGCGTTCCTGCGAGTGCCAGTGGCAGAACTGCCAGCGCGGTCTCCACTCCGTGGGGAGTGCACAGCGGAATGGGCTGGCTGGTGGCAGGCGCTGCCAGGCAGTTGGTGACGGCGCAGAGGTTGTTCACGGTGTTGCCCTTCGCTGGCAGTTCGGGGTGGCAGGTGGCAGTCATGAGGCGAGGCGTACGGGCTTTGCCAGCTGGGTGTTGCCAGCCTCGACAGCCAGGGTGCGAAGCTGCTGGGCGCGGGAGCGGGAGACGCCGAGGGCGGTGCCGAGCTTGGCGTCGGACGGCGGCTTGCCGTCCTGCTGCTCAAGCAGCTGGTAGACGTCGACGACCTGGGCGATGTCAACGGCGCTGGCACTGCTGGCAGCGGTCTGGCTGGTACTGGCATTGGCAGGTTCAGGGGTGGTGGCAGGCGTTGTGGCACTGGCAGGGCTGGCGGGTACGGCAGCGCTGTTGGCACTGGCAGAGGGGGTGCCGCTGGCGGGTGGCCGATTGGCATTGGCAGACGTCTGGCTGGCAGTGGCACTGGCAGCTCGCTGCATTACCTCGGCAGCGCGGCGGCTGGCATCCAGCTTCCGCTCGGCTTCCAGGCGAGCGGCGTGCTCTGCCTCCTGTCGGGCCTTGGCAGCCTGGGCGGCCTTGCCCTGTTCGACTGCCAGGTGACGTGCGTGCTCGATCTCCTCTTGGCGCCGTCGGCGTGCCGTCTCTTCCTGGACTTCCTGCTCACGCCGGGCAATGTCAGCAAGGCGGGCGCGGGCCTCGGCTTCGGCGATCTGCCGTTGGCGGGCTGCGGCTTGGCGATCGTTCTCCAGCTCGAGTGCCTGGCGCTCACTCTCGGCCCGACGGGCCTCCTCCTGGTGCTGCCGTTCCTCGTCCAGGCGCTGCTGCTCCCTCTGGTAGTCCAGATCCTTGCGGCGCCGGTTGTCCTCTGCCTGCTCCTTGTCCAGCGCAATGCGGGCCTCCTCGTCGCGCCGCTTGGCTTCTTCGCGGGCCGGGAGGTCGATGGCGTCGGCGACGCTCATGCCGGAGGCGGCCAGCTCGAGGACGAGGATCTGGTCGGCGCCGGCCTTCCACCTCCAGAGGCGGCCGTGCTCCTTCTTGAGCTGGGCCCGGTAGATGCGGACTTCCTGCTCGAGCTTGATGACGGTCTCGTAGGAGCGGATGTTCCACAGGCGCATGCGGCGCCAGATGCGGAGGGAGCTGAGGGGGGCGACGATCCAGCGGGTGAGGGGGACGCCGTCGATGTGCTTGTCGGCGGTGATCTGGGCGAGGCGGGCGATGTAGTGGCGGGCGGCTTCGGCGGAGCCGATGAAGAGGATGGGGATGGTGGCGTGCATGGCGGCGGCGAGGGGGTCTTCGGTGATGCCCTTGTCGCCGGCGGAGGCGTTGTAGAAGACGGTGGCGGCGGTGAGTGCCCAGGCGACCCAGCGGAGCGGGGGGAGGGGCATCCGCTTGTGGCAGAGGATGAGGTCGAGGGCGAGGAAGACGATGATTCCGGCGTCGATGCCGATGGGGAAGGCGTGGGAGAAGCTGCCGAAGTTCTTGTCCTCGGCGAGCTTGCGTACTGCGGTGTAGGAGCCGACGAAGCCGATCGCGGCGAGGATGAGGGCGCAGATGACGGCGGTCCAGATGATGGCCTTCATGGCCCGCTCGTCGTTGGGCGCGGTGTCCCCGGCGTTGGGCAGGGTCCGGCCGTGGGGGCTGGTGGGCGGCTGCGGGGCCGGGGTGGTGGTCACGGGGTTCGGTGTCCTCTCGGGTTCGGGTGGGGTCGATCAGGCGGCGGGAGCGAGGAGCTGGCGGAGCCGGTCAGCGGCGGCCTTGATGTCGGCGGGGAGGGCGTCGCAGGCGGCGAGGTTCTGCTGGGTTTCGATGTCGGCGGTGGTCCAGGTGGTGGGGTCGCCGTGGGTCTCGCGGAACTCGGTGGCGGTCATCGGGGTGCCTTTCTCGTCGTTGAGTGGCGGTGCAGTGCCGGGGTGGTCCGGGCTGCTCTGCCGTCCCCAACCGGTGGGGGTTGGGGGCGACAGGGCGGGCCGGGTCAGCCCTGGTCGTCGTTGAGGATGTCGAGGATCGACGTGCCGTCGGCGGTGGTCATCCCGCCGAGGAGCTGGGCGAGTTCGGTGTCGGTGGCGGGTCGGCCTTCGGGGGTCTGGTCGTCGTGGATGTTGGTGTCGGTCATGGCGGGCCTTTCGGGTCAGGTGCCGGTGATGTCGGCGGAGGCTTCGGATGCGGGCTGGTGGAGGTCGGGGTCGTTGAGGTGGAACGCGGCCTGTTCGCCGTGCCGCTGGGCCTGCTTCTGGGTGTCGAGGGGGAGGTTGCGGAGTGCGGGGTTGTGGTCGGCGTTGGCGAGCCGGGCGACGAGGTGGCCGATGGCGGTGATGACGTCGGCTCCGGCGGATCCGGCGAGGGTCGCGAGGAGGGTCTGGGTGGTGTCGGGGGTGTGGCGGTCGAGGGCGAGGAGGCGGATGCCGTCGCGGATGAGGTCAATGCCCGCGTGGATGCCGGCCAGGTCGTCGAGGGCACCAGCAAGGTCCGGGTCCAGGGGCGGGACGGCGTTGCCTGCGGTGTGGACGGGGCCGTAGGGGTCGGCGGTGGCCATCACAGCTCGCCGTCCTCGGCGTCCCAGTGCGGGATGTGGCCGAACATGTCATCGATGGCGCGGGTGACGGCCATGCGGTCAGCCGGGATGGCGTCGTTCAGGGTCTGCCGGGTGAGGTCGTCGAGGTCGAGGTCGGCGAAGTGGTCCTCGATGTCGGCCATGAGGAGGTCGTCGACCTTGGGGGTGGGGGTGCCGCGGCCGGCCTGGTAGTCGGCGGGCATCACCAGGGCGTACTCGGCTACCGCGCCGATCGCGAGGGTGGTCTCGTCGGTGGACCGTGCGGACAGAAGCGCTTCGCCGACCAGCTGGCCGTCGGCGGTGCGGATCTGGATGCGGGTGGCGGGGGTCTGGGTGGGGTTGCCGAGGGTGTCGGCACCGTTGAGCCGGTACAGCTCGTCGAGGAGGGCCTGCGCCCGGGCGTGGTCGTCAGCGGTACTCATCACGCCACCTCTCCGCGCATGACGGCCATCAGGAAGTCGTCGAGGACGATCGGGGCAACGTCCGGCCGGGTGGAGTCGTGGAGTTCCAGGCTCTGCCCGTTGCTGGCCGCCTCGCGGATGGCCTCGCTGTCGGGGTTCGCCATGTCGATGCGCTGGATTGCCATGTCACGCCACCGCCTTCAAAACGCGGTCCGATCCGGTCCAGACGGTGCCGACGGAGAAGGGCTCGGCGTCGGGCCGGAGGACGTCGATGATCGTGATGGCGAACTGGGCGGCGCGGCGCCGCAGGATCCGACGGGCCTCGGAGGGGTCGGTGGTGACGTCGAGGACGCGGAACGCGCCGTCGATGTTCTCGTAGACGACACCCGGCCGGCGGGGGCCGATCTGGTGGGCGACGACCTGACGAAGCGCCTCGGCGATGTCCGGGTCGGGTCGGGCGGTGTTTCCTGCGGTCCTCGTGCGATCCTTGTCCATGCGGATCGACCTCCTGTTGTGGCAGGTGGGTGGGTCTGCATCGCGGCCCTCGGTGTCCAACCACCGGGGGTCGTTTTGCGTTTACTGCGCGTTGCCTTTGACCATTAAGACATGGCAAGATGGACGTGTCAAGAAAGCTATCCGCAAGGTAGGCTCGATGTTGACGAAGACCATGAGAGGAGGAACCGCAGTGACTCAAACAGAGATCGTTAGGGCGCTCACGGCCGCAATCGACCAAGGCGCCTACAAGTACGGAGACCGCCTGCCGACCACGCGCAAGCTGGCGGAGGAGTACGGCACAAGCCAGCAAACCGTTGCATCAGCCCTGACCCGGATGGCCAACATGGGCCTGGTCCAGGTGCAGCGAGGCTGGGGCGCGAGAGTCATCACGGGCAAGCCCGCGAAGATCCGTCTAGGGACCTACCGCTCGGCCAACCGTGAGATCGCCACCGGCACCACGGCCTGGACGCGCAACACCGGCACGGGCGCCAAGGAGGGCCCGACGCAGGTCAGCCAGACCGTAACCACGGAAGAAGACGCGGACACCGGCATCCCGGCCGGCGCCGAGGTCGTTGAGCGAAGCCGCACCCGTTTCGACGCGGACGGCGCGCCCGTTCAGCACAAGAGGACGCTCGTCACTGTCGCGGCAGCCACGCTCACCCCGGAGGGGTGGACGGGTCTACCGCCGATGATGAGCCCCGGCGACATCAACCCGCCTGGCGGGAAGAGCATCGCCCAGTGGCTCGGGATGGGGGTCAAGCAGATCACCTACGAGGTTTCCGCCACGTCGGCCACGGGCCCGGCGGCAGCTGCTTTGGGGCTTCCGGAGGACACGCCGTGTCTCCGGATCGTTTCGAGAGGCACCAAGGGTGACGGTGAAGTCGCTTATGCCACGGTGACGACCGCGCCGCTCCGTAGTTCGGTTTCGTGGGAAATCCGAGACGACGGGGTGGGGTGATCAGTTAGGTATGAACGTGTGTCCCAGCAGCCAGCTTGGGCGCACGAACGGCCGAGGGGGCTACCGACCCCACCCGGCCGTCCTTTGCACTACCGGCCTGCGAGCCGGCAGCACGTGACGCACCAGTCCCTCATCACAAAGGAAGGCCGTCGCCTTGAGACTACTAGTGAGACTCACCAGCTCACAGCACGACCCCTCGAAGATCGCGGCCCCGCGGTGAGCGCGCCCGAGCGGCGCCTGCCGCCAGTAGTGACGTTCCAGAGCGGCGCCCAGCTCCTCATGGACCTCGGTATCCGCAAGCACATCACCCACCAGGGCATCCGCCACATCGCCGACACCCACCCGGACTGGCAGTTCGGCAAGGGACGACCGCATCCGTACTGGAAGGTCGCGAACGCCGTGGTGATGGAAACCGATCCGTTCCTGGCCTTCTTTCGGGAGCACCCGCAAGCGGCCGGCGGCGAGTCGTGAGCCGCTTACGTCCAGCCATAGCCGCGGTACGCGGTAGTCCTGGACATGCGAAAGCCCGGCGGATCGCAGACCACCGGGCTTCCAAGCACAACAGCGGGTTGCTGCCCGCTGCTCAAGACCCACTCTCGTGAAAGCAAGGTCTCTCATGACTGTACCTGGTAACCCCTCACAGGTCAGCGCCACTCCCGATGACTACTCAGTCACGGTCTCGGTAGAACTGATCGACTCTGCCGGTCTTCAGCCCGAGGACTATGGCGTCTTGCTCCGCCTGGTCAGGCAGAGCCCTATCTGGGACGTCAAGCTGCGTTCAATCGTGGCGGAGATGCGAAACTCCGACTGGCGGATGAGTGTCGACCGGCTCTCTGCATGCCTGAAGCGCCTGAAGGTCGCTGGCTACGTCCAGCACTTCTCGGAGTACAACGAAGCCACCAAGCGGCCAGTTTGGAAGCTGACCGCCTCACTCACTCCGCAGGTCGTCGCGGTACCGAAACCGAGAACGTCCAACCTTGCCCTGGTCTACGCGATCAGGGACCGACGGACTCGGCACATCAAGATCGGAATCAGTGTCGACCCAGAGAAGCGCCTCTCCTCCATGCAGACTGGATCCCCAGCCGGAATGGACCTGCTGTGGACAGGGACCGGAGGGCGGCCTGCTGAGGCGTACCTTCACGGCAGGTTTGCAGACCGCCGCATTCGTGGCGAGTGGTTCGACTTCACCGGGTGCGACGCCGTCCACATGATCAAGAAGGCTGCTGCGGACTTCGGTGGCGGCCAGTGAGCGACGAGCAGACCGAGGGCGTGAGCCAGGGCTCCGCTCGTATCGACGGCCGCGCACAGTCGCTGCGCCCGTCCGTCCCGCTGTACCGGCACATGCTGTACGGCAGTGGCCTGCCGCAGCCGCTGGACTTCCTGGTCCTGGCGCACATCCACTACATGTGCGAGGACGGCAAGAGCTTCTGCGTGGACGACCTGGTGGAGGCGCTGCGCAACGAGGGAGTCCTGAGCGCCAACGGCAAGGGCCTGATCGGCAGCAAGGCGGTCTACCAGTCCGTTGCGCGGCTGCGGGAAGTGGGCTTCCTGCACCGCACCCAGGCCAACGGCGGGAACTTCGGAAGGGTCTCCTACACCTTCTACGAGTTCCCCTCCCTCAACCCTCATTGGACCCTCGCTGGCATCGCCGAGTCGGCCACGGAACCGGTTGGCCTGTCAGGCGAAGCGGTACCGAGTGGTAACCGTATCGGCACAGGTCAGACCGCTTCTCCTGACAGGGCACGCGCTGACAAGGCACGCGCTGACAGGCCACGCGGAAACAGGGCCGAAATCGCAGGTCGAACCGCTTCTCCTGAGAAGGCGCGCGGACAGGGTTCCCCCCCACACCCCCCGGAGGGAGGAGGAGGTACTCCTCCCCCTAACCCCCGCAACAAGGGACGGGCACCGAAAGCCGACCGGTACGCCGAGCAGTGCGCGCTGACTGCTGACGACTACCAGCCGACCGCCGAGGAGATCCGGGCCGCCGATGCGTTCCTTCAGGACCTCCCCGGGAAGTGGCAGATGGGTCCGGACGAAGCGCGGGCGCTCGCCCCGCTGCTGGCCTCGAGAGCTCACACGCAGGGGTACGAGTTCGATACGTACCTCGAGCTGGTCCTGGTCCAGGACGACGCGGACAAGCCGGCGACCCGGCCGTCGAGGGTCATGCCGTACCGGGTGCGCAACCTGAAGCGCCGCCGCACGGAGGACAAGCCCCTACCCGGGGCCCAGGCGGCCCCTGGCGGCCTCGCGGAGTGGTGCGGGGTGTGCAACGTCGGCGAGAGGCCCGCAGCCGTGTACCAGCGCACCAGGGAGCTCCCTGACGGGCGTGACGTGCCGTGCCCCGAGTGCCACCCGAAGTTCACCCGCGCCTGACCCCGAACACGAGCGCAGCGGCCGGTGATTCCCCGTCCAAAGGGCCGGCCGCTGCTTTCGGGACTCCCGAAGGAGCCACACCATGAGTATCCCCCCGCAGGCAGCCGAGCCCGCACACCGTGACCGCGGCATGTTCGACCGGATGCCCCCGCAGGACCTGGACGCCGAGCAGTCCGTCCTCGGCGGCATGCTGCTGTCCAAGGACGCCATCGAGGACGTCGTCACCGAGGCGAAGCTGAAAGGCCGTGACTTCTACCGGCCCGCCCACGAGATGGTCTACACGGCGATCCTCAGCCTGTACGCGAAGGGCGAGCCCGCCGACCCCATCACCACCGCCGCCGAGCTCGCCAAAACCAGCATGCTCCCCAAGGTCGGCGGCGCAACCTACCTCCACACCCTCGTCCAGGCCGTGCCCACCGCGGCGAACGCCTCGTACTACGCCGACATCGTCAAAGAGCGGGCCACCCGCCGCCGCCTCGTCGAAGCGGGCACCCGCATCACCCAGCTCGGCTACGCAGACGGGGAACTTGCCGACGACCTGAACACCGCGGGCGCCGAGCTGTTCCAGGTTGCCGACGAGAACGCCGACGAGGACTACGCCCTGGCCGGCGACACCCTCGAGGAGGACATCGACTGGATTGAGGAGATTGGCCGCCGAGGCACGGACCTCACCGGACTTCCCACCGGGTTCATGGATCTCGACCTGCTCCTTACTGGGTTCCACCCCGAGCAGTTCATCGTTGTCGCCGGGCGGCCCGCGATGGGTAAGAGCACCCTCGCCATGGACTTCATCCGCGCCTGCTCCGTCAAGGGCGACGTGCCGACCGCGTTCTTCTCCCTTGAGATGGGCCGCCGCGAGATCAACTACCGGCTGCTGTCCGCCACCGGGAAGGTCGCCCTGCACCACATCCGCAGCGGATCGATGACCGAGGACGACTGGACGCGCCTTGCGACCGCCCAGGCCGAGATCAAGCAGGCCCCGATCTACATCGACGCGTCTCCGAACCTCACGATGATGGACATCCGGGCCAAGGCCCGGCGCATGGTTCAGCGCCACGGCATCAAGATGATCGTCATCGACTACCTGCAGCTCATGCAGAACGGCGGGAAGGCCGCCGAGAGCCGCCAGCAGGAAGTCTCCGAGATCTCTCGCGGCCTCAAGCTCCTCGCGAAGGAGCTCCACATGCCCGTCATCGCCCTGTCACAGCTCAACCGCGGACCGGAGCAGCGCACCGACAAGAAGCCCATGGTGTCCGACCTCCGCGAATCGGGATCCATCGAGCAGGACGCCGACATCGTGATGCTTCTCCATCGGGAGGACGCGTACGAGAAGGAGTCCCCGCGCGCCGGCGAGGCGGACATCATCGTGGCGAAGCACCGCAACGGGCCGACTGCCACGGTCACGGTTGCATTCCAGGGGCACTACAGCCGGTTTGTCGACATGGCCCACACGTAGAACCTCGAACCGTATTGCTAAGCAATACGAGAGTGGGTATGTTGGGTGCGCACCCGGGCCTCCGGTTCCGAGGCCTAAAGCCCGCGGTGCGACTCCCAACCGGTCCTCCCCCAGGAGGCCTTCCGGCGTGGTGGCCCCATCGTCCACCAGCACCACCCACCACGCCCCGGAAGGCCAGCATCATGACCGATAACCACCTGCCCGGCCAGAACCCGACCCCCGCACACGTCGCCGGCGCGCTTCTCGTAGCCGCCTACCTCGCCACAGTCCTGACACCCGGCCAGCTCGAGCAGCTCACCCACCTCGACACCCTCATCGGCCTCACCGGGCTGATCCTCACCGCTACGCCCCGAACTGGGCGCGGGTGAACAGGAATCACCCCCACCGGATGCAACCATCCGAGCTTCACAGCTGTCACACACCACATCCACATGCCATCGCGCCCCACCGCTCCGGCAGACTCTCGCGACAGGTAGCCCATGACCCAGCCCCCGTACAACCAGAACCACCCCCAGCAGCCCCAGGGCCCCCACCAGGGCCCGCCTCAGTGGCAGGGCGCCCAGCCCGCCCAGCCGCAGACCGGGTGGGGGCAGCAGCCCTACCAGGGGGCACCCGGCGGCTACCCCGGCGGGCCCGTCCCCCCGCAGCAGAAGAAGTCGTGGGTCGCCCGCCACAAGGTCCTCACCATCGTCGGCGGCGTCTTCGTGTTCCTCATCGTCGTCGGGATTGCAGCCGGCGGCGGTGACGACTCGGCGGACACCAAGGCCGACACGGTCGCGACTGCCCCCGACAAGGCCGACGCGAAGCCTGCCGCACCCGCCAAGGACAAGGAGGAGGCGGAGGAGCCCGCCGCGGAGGACAAGCCCGCCCCGAAGAAGCTGTCGCAGGCCGACGAGTTCAAGGCGTTCATCAACGACAACGGCACCGCCGCCGAGAAGACGGCCGCCAAGCACATCGTGAAGGTGCAGGGCGCCGACAGCGACAACGGCATCCTCGACTCCGCGAGCGTCTACACCGACTATGAGGGCGGCATGATGGGCCCGCACCAGGGTTCCGGGAAGCTCCTCGCGTCGGCCTTCGCTGACTGGAAGGACTCCGACAACGGCCTCGTCACGATCTACGACAAGGACGGCGAGCTCCTCTCCAACGGGAACTACTGACCCGCCCTGCTCGCCTTACAGCCCCCGCCCGTACGCCGGCCGGGGGCTTCGTCGCACACGCCTCGTGAGGGGTTGCCGCCTCGGACGGATTGTCAGAGGCGGGTGGGACCCTCAGAAACAGCCCCAGCGAACCCCGGCCACAGGGAGACCACACACCGTGCCCAAGTTCAGCATCGGCCCCCGCACCTGGCCCACCAAAGGCGCAGCAGGCGACGCAGTACGCGCGATCCGGGACGCCTACAACGTCGGCGAGAAGGTCGACAAGCCCGAGGACCACGCGCTGCTCCGTGACTTGATCGAGCTGCACCCGGACGCCCCGGAGAAGATCGGGTGCGGCATCGAATCGTTCGTTATCGACCAGCCCATGCGCGGCCGCCACTCCGGATTCAAGATCGTCCGCACGGACGGTACCGAAATCGACTTCTCGTACCAGTCCTGCCTGTCCCCGCCGAACCACCGGACGCAGGTCCTCGCCGCGATGCGCGGAGAGACCGCCGGCACCACCACCGCCTACTTCGCCATGCGGGCCGCCACCGACACTCTCACCTCCGACCTGTCCGGCACCCCCCTCGACGCCAACGACCCGCACGTCAGCCACTACCAGGGGCCGTCGTTCGTCGACATCGCCACCCAGTTCGCCAGCACGGTCGGCGACTGGGACAAGATCGAGTTGAACTCCGCCACCGCGGCCGGGTACGCGAAGTTCAAGGACCGAGCTCTGGCCCAGCAGTGGGTGGAGCACCACAAGGCACACGCAGTGCTGGGGCTGCTGACCGCGCAGGAGAACCTGCGCCGCCCGCACTGAGCGGACAGCACCAACCCGCCGCCCCCTGCCCGGTTCGGGTGGGGGGTGACGTGTTTCCGCCCGGCCTGTCAGTACCCGATGCCACAGTGGACGCAGAAGGTCGACGTGCCCCGCGCCGGCCACCATCGCCCCGGAGGGAACCCCGTGCCCGAGTTCTTTGCCGCCTGCACCCCCAACAGCCTCCCCAACGACGACGGCATCGCCGAGCACGGCTGGCAGCTCAACATCCTCGACGAGAAGATGGCCATCCTGACCACCGTCGACCTGCCGGAATGGAAGTCCTTCGACGAGCACACCGCTACTCAACGGCTGGCCACCATGGGCTGCACTCTCCGGGACGACCCGAAGGCTCCCGCGCAGGACGGCTGGACGCCCGCCGGAATCGGCCACATGGCATCCGTGAACTGGACCCCGAAGGAAAGCCGCTAATGGACCAGGACCCCGCACCGCAGCCAGTCGACCGCTGCACCGCCGCGCACATCGAGGACCCCACCCCCTGCCGCGGCCCGCACGACGCCGTCACGATCCTCGACGGCACCGGGAACGCCGCCACCGGCTGCGAGCACCACGGGGCCCGGATCCTTGCCTCCATCGACGGCGCCCGCATCGAAGCCGGCAGTGTCGTGGGCGCGGCCACCCGGGCCTTCGCCGCGTCCCGGACGATCCGCCCGTTCTGCTGGTACGAGGACGCGCCCCGTACGGAGGCGTCGCAGCTGAGCCACGCGGAGAACGCCCGCCTGGCCTGACCACCGCGGCCGGCCGCTGGCTGGACGACGACCAGCTCGAGGACGTGGACGCCAACGCGTAGGCGTACCGCGGGAGTAGTGCAGCGCTGAGCCCCTGACCGGTGTGGTCGGGGGCTTCGTCATGCCCGGACATCCACCCCCGCATTCGCATGGCTATGCAATACGTTTCGCGGTATCATGGTGCCCTGCCCGCACGGACCGGGGGGAGTGAACAGGCCCAACGGGCTGACCCTGAAAGAGCCCCCTTCCCCGGGCCCCGCAAACCCAGCGAGCCCACCCCGCCACCTGGAGCCCCCGGTGACCACAACCCTCAACCCCGCCCCCGCGATCGACACCGCCACCGACCTGGGCGCCACCAACGACGACATCATCGCCACCTTCAACGCCCTGGGAGCCCGCCGGTGATGACCGCCTACGACGCCTACCGCACCGCCCAGGCCCTTGCCGACCACGGCCTGACCGTTTCGGGCGAGGTCACGACCGCCGACCTGGATGCTGCCGCCGACCACGCCGGCGTGGACCGCCCCACCGTGGACGACCGGCACACAATCCGCCTCGCCCTCGACGCGATCACCGACTGACGGGCTCGGCCGGCTCGTCGCGGAGGGGCTGTGACCCACGCAGTATCGGCTGCCCCTGAGGAAAGCAGGGGCAGCCGGCCGGACCACCGTACCTGCACTCACCTGGAGCTCTTGATGGATCCGTACTGGAAGGACGAGGACGCAGGGATCTACCTGTACCTCGGTGACATGCGCGAGGTCCTTCCCGCGCTGGACGTCACCGCCGATTTGATCGTGGCAGACCCGCCCTACGCCGAGACCAGCCTTGCCTGGGACCGGTGGCCCGACGGCTGGCCCACCGCCGCCGCGGCGCACGCGAGCAGCATGTGGTGCTTCGGGAGCATGCGGATGTTCCTTCAGCAGCGTGACGAGTTCGCCGCCTGGCGCCTGTCGCAGGACGTGGTGTGGGAGAAGCACAACGGCAGCGGGTTCGCGACCGACCGGTTCAAGCGCGTCCACGAACTCGCCACCCACTGGTACCGCGGCGACTGGCGGCACGTGCACCACGACGTTCCGCGCGAGGCGTACCACGGCAGCAACGTCAAAGCAGTGCCGCGCCGCACGAGCACGAAGCACACCGGCGAGATTGGCAGCCACGAGGGATACATCGGCCATGACCGGCTCACTCGCTCGGTGGTGAAGGTCCACTCGATGCACGGACGCGCGATCCACCCGACCGAGAAGCCGCTCGGCATCCTTGCCCCGCTGGTCACCTATGCCTGCCCGCCCAGCGGCCTGGTCCTGGATCCGTTCGCTGGCAGCGGCTCCACCCTCGACGCGGCTCGCCAGTCTGGCCGGCGGGCGATCGGCGTGGAGGCGGATGAACGCTACTGCGAGGCCGCGGCCCTCCGCTTGTCCGCGCTGACTCTGCCCGCCGCATGACCACCCGCCCTACACACCACCACTGGAGCCGTTGATGCCCACCTCACCCACCCCCGCTGACCGCCCCGCCGACCAGCTGCGCGCCGCCGCCGAGAAGCTGCGGGAGGAGGCCGCCCGCGCACACCGTGCCTCGCCCGGCCCGTGGACGGTGACCGACGAGCACGTCGTCCGCTGCGCCGACGGGATGATCGTCGCCGACCGGAGCGACACGGACCACCCGGCCGAGCGCGCCGACCTGCCGTACATCGCCCTGATGCACCCCGTGGTCGGTCTCGCTGTGGCCGACTGGCTGAAGGACTCAGCGACCCGGCACCTGCCCGACACCGAATGCGGCTACTGCATCCCCAGCCGCAACCGACTGAACCTGCCGTGCCCTGCCCTGGTGGTGGCCCGGCAACTCCTCGGCACCAGCGCGGCCGAGGCCAACCGCCGTTGCGTCTGCGGAGACCCCATCGAGTGGATGACCCACCCTGGCGGGCCCGGGTGGATCCACAGCCCCGGGGCGGACACGCGCTGCCTGGACGCGCGCCCTGCCGCTGCCCCGCCTGCGCCTGCCGACCGGGCCGCCGCGCTCCGCGAAGCCGCCGACATCGCCGAGTCCCTCCGCGAGTTCAACTCGCCCAGCCTCGCCCGAAATGCCGCGCAGGTTTCCGAGAACGTCGGCATTCTCCGCGTCGCCGACCACCTGCGCCGTCTGGCCGGTGAGGCTGCCGCCGGGGTGCAGCAGACCACCACGACCGAGGCGCACCCGCCGTCCGTCGAGTACATCGCCGAGGTCCAAGAGCTCGACGGCGCTTGGGAGTACCTCGGGGCACACGCCGACCCTGCCGTCGCGGTCCGGCGCCGGGCGAGCGTCACCCGCCGCCACCCGGACGCCGAGACCCGCACCGTCCGGAAGACCACCACGTACACCGTCGAGCCGGAGCCCGCTGCCCCTGCCGCGCCCGAGGAGCCCACACGATGACCCAGCACCAGCACGTCGTCATGTGGTCCGGCGGCATCACCAGCTGGGCCACCGCCCGCCACGTCGTCGCCGAACACGGCACGGCCAGCACCACCCTGCTGTTCGCCGACACCCTGGTCGAGGACGAAGACCTCTACGCGTTCAACGAGCAGGCCGCCGCCCAGCTCGGGCTGCCGATCACCCGCGTCGCCGACGGCCGCGACCCGTGGCAGGTGTTCGAGGACAAGCGGTGGCTCGGCAACACCCGCATCGCCCAGTGCTCCCACGCCCTCAAGCAGGAGCCGTGCCGCCGGTGGCTGGTCGAGAACACCGACCCGGCCAGCACGACCCTGTACGTCGGGATCGACTGGAGCGAGGAAGAGCGCATGCCCGGCATCGTCAAGGGCTGGGCCCCCTGGACAGTCGACGCCCCCCTCACCCGGCCGCCGATCCGCCACAAGCAGCAGCTGCGCGCCGAGGCTAGGGCTGCTGGCCTGGTCGATCCCCGGCTCTACCGCCTCGGCTTCGCGCACAACAACTGCGGCGGCGCCTGCGTCAAGGGCGGCCAGGCCCAGTGGGCGCGGCTCCTGGACGTCTTTCCCGAGCGGTACGCCCGCGCCGAGCGCGCCGAGGTCAAGATGCGTGACCTCCTCGGCAAGGACGTATCGATTCTTCGCGACCGGACCGGTGGCGACACCAAGCCCCTCACCCTCACCGCCCTGCGGCAGCGCATCGATGAGCAGCCCGACCAGCTCGACCTGTTCGACGAGGGCGGCTGCGGGTGCTTCACCGACGCACTGGCCGCCTGACCCCCGCCCCTGCTGCCGGGTGATCCCGGCCCACCGAGGAGACACCACATGACCACGCCCGTTACCGACCCGCCGCTGGAGCGGGCCATCGAACTCGTCGCTACTCATCAGCATGGTGCGGCGTCCGCCCTCCAGCGGTGGATGCGGATCGGCTTCCGCGAGGCCAGCGACCTCATGGACCAGATGCACCAGCTCGGCTACGTCGGCCCCGCCTCCGGCAGCCACGCCCGCGACGTCTACGTCCGCCACTGCGACCAGTGCGGCCGGATCGGCAAGCGGTCCTTCACCGTGCTGGAGGCCCCGGAGATTGCCCCGATCACCGTGTGCACGAACAAGGCGGCCTGCCGGAAGCGGTGGCCCAAGCCGCCCACCGACGCCGCCGCCTGACCGTCTGCTGTGTGGCCGCCCCACCCCAGGGCGGCCACCAACCCCGAAAGGACCACGCCATGGCCGAACAGACCGGCTTCCCCACAGTCCAAGGCCACTGCCCCGCCTGCCACCGCGAGTCCCTGTTCCTCGGCTCCGGCGGCTACGTCACCTGCGCCCGCATCGAATGCCCCGAACCCGACGCCGCCAGCACCCTCCTGGAACGCCGCCCCGCCACCGAGGGGGCCCGGTGACCACCCAGCCCGAGCGCATCCCGCTCGACGACCTCACCAGCGACGCCCTCGACACCCTGTACGACCGGCTCGACCTCCTGGAGAACGGGGCCCGCGAACGGTCCGCGCTCCTGGAGGAAGCCCGCGACGCGTTGGAGGCCGCCGGGATCAACGAAGCCCACGGCGGGGAATCCTGGCCCCGGCTCGCCCCCGCCATCGAGGAACTGGCCCGCCGCGCGGACACCTCCGACGCCGTCGCCAAAGGCAACCTGCGGCACGTCAAGCAGCTCATCCCCGCCGTCCAGCAGGCCGAGGCCACCTTGGCCCGTGTCCGCCAGGCCGTCGACGCCGGGCCCGTCGGGTCGTGCTGCGCCCACCTCATCCGCGCCGCACTCAACCCACCGGCCGCCCCCGGGCGCAGCGAAGGCGCGGCCGGCATCTGAGCACCGGCCGCGCCTTCGACCCTGCCCCGCCCCAACCCCTGATAGGGGATCAGAGAAATGGCGGGAAGCCCTCGAACACTTGGCGCGCTGCGATACGCCCAAGCGTTCCAGAAACTCCCCGCCACGTTCCGGACAGGTAGTGGGAATTCCCGGCTGCGACACCGAGACCGAACACTGTTCACGGTTCGGTCGGGAATCCCACACATACCCCACCCGCCCAGGACGCTGCGAAGATCCGCAGGCCAGCGGGGCACGGGACCAGCATCGCGGGGAAACCGGCGGTTTTGTAGGGAAACTTTTCAGTGTTAAAAGCGGGGAGCGCAACTAGGCTTTCACCGCACCGGATGCCTCATACACTCGGGGGAAATCAACCGCATGAGCAAGGCAAGTAAGGGTCCCCTTCGTAAACTCCTGACGGAGCGTCGAGCACTCATCGACCCCCAAGGGCACGGGTTCATACGCCCCACCAAGCAAGGCCGACGAGCCCCCGGGCTGACACAGCAACAAATCGACACCCTGACCAACCGGTCAGAAGGCACATACCAGCGCCTGGAGTCGGGAGTCTGGGCCAACCCCCCGGGCGACTACCTCCGAACCGTCGCCACCCTCCTAGGGCTCAACGAACAGGAGTGGACCAGCCTCTGCCGGTACGCGGGCATCGGCGACCCCCCGGGGCCCCTCACCCCCCGCTCCGGCAAAGAGGTCCCTGGCGTCTGGCAGGAAGCTGTCGACGGCATGCTGCACCCCGCGTACGTCACCGACGCCTCCTGGGAGCTCATAGCCCACAACGCCGAGTTCGCCCGCCTTTTCCCCCGCGGCGCTGTCCCCCGCAACACCATGCGGTGGATGGTCCTCGAGGAAGGCGGCCGACACATGCTCACCAACTGGCACACCGCCTGGGCGCCCCTCGTCCTCCCCCAACTCCGCGCCGCCCTCGCCTCACGACCCGACGACCCGATCCTCCGCCGCCTCGAGCAGGATGTCCTCGCCGACCCGGACTGCGCCCCCGTCTGGACCGGTGCCGTGGCCCACATCCACCCCGACGGTGACGAACGGCCCCTCCTCCACGCCGAAGATGGCCCCGGGTGGGTCACGATGTGCGCGGCGCAGCCGATGACCGCCCCAGGGGCCCGCCTCATCGTGCTTGTCTTCCACCCCGGGGAGTCCAGGGCCCACGCCCGCACCCCCGTCCTCCGCGCCGACTCCACCTGACGAACCAGCACACCCCCCGGCCGAGGCCACCTGCACGCACCTCCCCCATCGCGCAGGTGGCCTCACCCATGCCCCCGCCCCGGGCCCGAAACCACCCCTGGGAACCGCAGGAACCACACCACCGGTACCACCGGTCACACCCGCCCCAACAACCGGAACCAGACCGCACGCCCCGTTTACACCCCCTCTGATCAGGGGCAATACCCGACCCGCCGTGCCTTAGGTTGGCGTGACACAGCCGCCCAGGCCTGCCGGAGGATGTCGTGCCCGCCTACATAGCCCAACCCGCCACCGTGTTCCCCACCCACCAAATCACCACCACCGAGATCGCCGACGACATCCGCCACCACCACCCCGACCACCCCAAGCTTTCGGCGATCCTCCGCATCGTCGGGAACACCGGAGTGCAGACCCGGCACTTCACCCGCCCCCTCGACGCCCCCACCATCTCCGGTGACGCCGGCGTCAGCGACCGCGCGGCCACCGCCTTCGGCGACGCCCTCGACCTCGCCGCGCAAGCAGCACGGCGCACCCTCACCCTCCACCACCTGACCCCGGTCGACGTGGACGCCATCATCACCACCCACTCCACCGGCTGGGCCGTCCCCAACCTCGACATCCACCTCGTCGAGAAGCTGGGCCTACGCCCCGACGTTCGGCGCATCGCCCTGACCACCCTCGCCTGCGCCGGCGGCACCCAAGCCCTGATCCGCGCCGTGGACATGGTCGGCGCCCGCCCCGGCTCCACCGTCCTCGTCGTCGCCGCCGAGGTCATCTCCGCCGTCTACAACCACCAGGACGACGCAGTCGAGCACATGATCTACAAGGCACTGTTCGGAGACAGCGCAGCCGCCACCATCGTCACCAGCACCCCCCGCGGCCCCGGCCTCCACATCGCCACCCCCGACGACACCTACGAGCACGTCCTGCCCGACAGCCTCACCCGCTACAACGGCAGGGTCGACCACACCGGCTTCCACTTCGACAGCACCAAAGCCGCGCTCACCGCCGCCGACGACGTCCTCCCCGACCTCCTCAAGTGGCTCGGCCCCGAGCTCGTCGACTTCGGGATCATCCACCCCGGATCGCAGCGCATCATCAACGACACCGCCCGCGCCCTCGGCCTCGACGCCCACGACACCCGGCACTCCACCGACACCCTGGAGCAGGAAGGCAACCTCGGCGGGCCGTCCGTCCTCCGGATCCTGGAACGCACCCACGCGGAGCCACCCACGCCCGGGTCGCGCGGCGTGATGGTCGCCTACGGGCCCGGGTTCAACACCGCCGCCCTCCGCGGCACCTGGCACGCCTAACCCGCCACTGCGCCCCCGCGTCGGCCCGCACCCGACCGGGGGCAACGAAACGCCTCACCGGGCCCAGCATGGATGTATGAGCCCTTCCCTCAGCAACGACGACGCTCCCGCCATCACCGGAGCCCTCGAACCGACCCCCGGCCCGTCCCGACGCCGCAGCACCACCCCGCGCGCCACCGAGTCCAACCTCGTCGCCCACGCACGCCGCGAACTCCGCATCCTCGGCGAAGACCCCGACACCATCCGCGGCCTCTGCAAGGTCGTCCAAGCCTTCGCCGACATGGGACACAGCGGCGGAAGCGCACCACACGCCATCGCCTACCTCGAACGCCTCCTGCGGTTCCAGCCCCTCACCGACCTCACCGACGACCCTGGCGAGTGGATCGACCGGTACGCCGAAGGCATGACCTCGACTCCCCTGTGGCAGTCCCGCCGGAACAGCGAGGCGTTCTCCACGGACGGCGGGAAGACGTACTACCTCCTGTCCGAGCAGCAGGCCGCCGGGGACATCGCCACCACCCCGCTCCACCACTCCAAGAGCGTGCCGCAGCCGGGCGAAGTGGAGAAGGCATGAGCACCGCAGCCCAGCCCGAGGTCATCCACCGCTACGAGATCCCCGTTGACGACCAGAACCACCGGTTCACCATCGGCCAGGGGCCCCTGTACTTCGCGTGCCGCCAGGACGGCGTAGTCGAGTTCTGGGCCTGTGCCCCGACCGATTCCATCGCGCTCGTCCGCGAGTTCACCGTCGTCGGCACCGGGCACCCCATGCCGGTCGGCACCTGGCACATGGGCACGGTCATCGCCCCAGGCGGAACCCTGGTGTGGCACGTCCTCGAGTGCGCCATCCCCTTCGAAGAAGCCCAGCGCGAGGTCCAGGTCGAGGCGTCCGGCGATTCCGCCCAGATCGGCCGGGAGGTCGGCCGGATCGTGCGCAAGACCCGGCGTCGCGGCGGGCTCGAGGGGGACACGTGACCCCCGCCCCGGAACCCGCCGACATCCAGGCCCTCCTCGCCACCCCCGAGACCTGGCCCTACCTGCTTGGCGCCCCACGCAACGCCAAGCTCCAGGCGTGGGTGCGCGAGCACGGCATCGACCCCAGCAACGTTGCCCTCGACCCGATCAGCATCGTCACCACGGTCGACGGCACCCAGTTGATCGAGTACACCGAGTTCCTCCGCAACGGCGAGGGCCACCGGTACGTCGACCCGGACAACCCCACCGAGGCCGCCACCGAAATCCGCCGCGTCCCCCTGAACGCCCCGCCCCCGCGGCCGAAGCGCGCCGACATCACCACCCTTGCTCTCCTCCAAGCCATCCACGACCACCGCACACGCCCTGTCCCGCCCGGGAAGTACCGGTGGGAGATCCCGGGGGCGTGGTGGACGCTGTGCACGGTGTACCCAGAGAAGGTCGTCACCGCGGCCTACGAGCGGGAGGACGACCGCGGGCACCTGGAGTGCGGTGTCAGCCTCCGCACCAGCTGGCTCACCGACAAGGGGCGAGCCCGGCTCGTCGAGCTGCGAGGCGCTCCGCTCTGACCGGCGGCGGGCGCGGTTACGGTGCGACGCGCCCGTTGGTGTTGAACGCGGCGTGCGTGAGCGGCATCAGCCCTGCCCAGTGCGCCTCCATCCGCTCCCCCACCATCTCAATCTCGCGCTGGGGGAAGGACGGCGTTGTGGCGTCGGGGTGGGTGGTGCGCAGCCCCAGGAAGTGCATCAGCGACCGCGCATTGCACGTCGCGTAGACGGACGAGTACAGGCCGACCGGCAGCACCGACCGGGCCACCTCACGGGCCACACCCGCTCTCAGCATGGCTTCGTAGGCGGCGTATGCCTCCCGGTACGCGATCTCCATGTGCAGCCGCGTGAAGTCGCGCAGCCCAGCCGGGCCGTCCACGAACTCGTACCGACCGGGCTTCCCCTGCTGCACCAGCTTCCGGTCCTCACCGGGCCAGTAGAACACCGGCTTCAGCTCCCTGTAACGCCCTGACTCTTCATTGAATGACCATCCGGCCCTGTGGCGCATGAACTCGCGGAACACGAAGATCGGGGCGCTGATGAAGAACGTCATCGACGTGTGTTCCCAAGGGCTCCCGTGCCGGTCCCGCATCAGGTAGTTGATCAGCCCCCGGTCCCGTGCCGTCTGCGGATGCTCCACCGCGGTGTGCTCCACGTCGACCATGGCGCGGGCCGGGAAGCTCCGCTCGCCCAGGGTGGACACACGGGCCGCGAACAGGACGTCCGCATCGGACGCGGTGGCCTTCACCAACTCCACGGTGACGTCGTCACGGAACTTCGGCTGGGCGGGTATGGGGGCGTCGGACACCAGGGACTCCAGGAGGGGAAGGGTACCGCTCGATACCGCCAATTTTACGGCGGTTCGAGCCGGTACATCCCTCCGCTCGGGAGGACTTGGCGGACCGCTACAGGTCGAGGACCGCCCAGACTCTGCGCCCGTCCTCCGCGGTGTCCGTCCCGCACGACACGGCGCCCAGCCCGGTCAGCTCCGGCAACACCGCAGTGTCCGCGACGGCGAGCCCCGGCTGGTGCGACAGGGCGACGATGAGTGCCTGCCGGTTCTGATCCGCAAGGTGTACGGACACGCGGCGGCCGCCGTCCGCGACCGCGGTCCGCACCAGGAGCTCCGTCAACGAGGAGGCCTCCTTGTCGGCCTCCTGGTAGCCCCACTCGTGCAGCCGGCCCAGCACATGCGTCGAGGCTTTCGCCGCGGACCACGGGGCGGCCTCCAGCGACCACGCCGCGGTCCGCCGGTTCCGCACCTGCATCCGCGCCCGGCCCGTGCCCGCCAAGCCGGTCTCCGGGCGCGGCGGCGACAGAGGGCGCTTCGGTGGGGGCGGGCGCACCTGTCGCCACGGCAGAACGACGTCAACCGACCCCGGGGCCCTGGGCGCGGTGTGCGGCGGCCGCGCCTACTGCGGGTCGAGTCCGGTCTCCGGCCGGCATACCGTGCACGGTTCGATCTCCGGCATCGTCAACGCCACCACCGCGTCCTCCCGGCTGATGAACGTCATCGCTCCGTCGTGCAGGTGGCAGTCCCCGCGGTGCAGCAACGCCGGCGACCCCGGGCGCTCCGGCTGGACCTTCCACAGGGTCCCGTGCGCCTGCCGCTCCCGCTCCTCCAGGGCCTTCAGGTCCCGGATGCGGGCCTGAACCTGTCCAAGCTGCCAGCGCAGCCACTCCTCGAGGGCCTGGTTCTTCTGCAGCGGCGTCAGCCCCCTGAACGGCGGCCCGGCCGGGGCTCCCTCATCGGGCACCGCTACGCGCCTTCGGCGGCAGCCGGCTCATGGGCGTGCTTCAGCCGCATCCGGGCTTCTACCACCTTGCCCGCCTCCACGGTCGCCCAGAACGGGTGCACGTACACCACCTCCGACAACCGCAGCACCTCCGCACGCAGCTGGGCCATCTCCGTGCGCTGCTCTTCGGTGTAGCCGGGGCTGTCTGCCTTACTCGACTGGTACGAGGAGTGGAGCTGCTTCTCGCTGTCCCACCCGGTCATCGGTTCGGCAGACCAGGGAAGGGTGCGGGCGTACTCCTCAGCAGTGCGGCGGGCCTGGTGGAGGGCTTCCTGGGCGTCGAGGAGGTCGGCCGGGAAGGGGAAGGTGGTCTCGTTCTTGGGCACACCGTGATGCTACGTCTGTTCGATTTCAGGGCGCGAGCAGGCACACCGAACCGCCCCAAACATGACGAAAGTGGCCCACCACCCCAAGACGGGGTAGTGGGCCACAATGCGTTCCATGCGTGTCCAGTCAGGCCCGGCGATGCTTCGCGACCAGCTTGTTGACGGTGGACTGGTCGAGACCGAGCAGCCTGCCAGCCTTGGACTGGTTCCCCCCGCAGTAGGCGACGACTTCGACGACCGCCGCGGCGCGACCGGCTGCAGCCTGCTGGGCTGCTTCGTCTGCCGCCTTCCACGCCTTCCCTGCGTGGATGGCCTTGCGGGCGCGGGAGGGGAGGATGCCGTCCTGGTTGATGATGTCGGCCATCTCGTCGGCCACCGAGGGGATGAGGTCGCCTTCGTCGGTGAGCGCGTCGGGGAACCAGTCGCCTTCCTCTACCGTGCCGCGCTCCAGCAGGACCTGAACTTCGCCGCCTTCGGTGGTGACGAAGTCGTAGGCGGTCACCCTGCCGTCGTCGTAGTTGCTGCTCGTGACGCTGTCGCGGTCGATGTGGTCGAACTCGCCGTTGGGGGTGAGGACGAGGAGGTCGTAGCGGGTGTTGTAGAAGTCGATGATGTCGGTTCCGGTGATGGGTCGCATGGCGGTCCTTCCGTTGCTGGAAGGCCTTCCGCCTCCCGACACACACGACTATGGCACCCCTGCCATTACTTGTCAATGGTGGGGGTGCCATACCCGCTTGAGAGTTCTACGAATAAGGCAGCAGCACCCGGTCCACCCGTGCCGCAACGGCGGCCGCCCGGGCCGGGTCGGACACCTTCGGGGCCGCGGCCAGCGTCGGTACCAGGCGGGCCGGGCCGAGGACGTGCACCACCCCGCCCCAGTCCGGCGCCTGCGCTTCGAGCCGGCCACCAGCGATCGGGGAGCCGTGGACGACGAGGAGCGGCCACACCATCACCCCGGGCAGGTCCAGCGCGCGGGAGACTCGGGCCGCGTACCGGGCGACAGCGTCGACCTGGTCCTGCCGGTCGTCACCGCAGTGGACCCGCCCGCCGGCCATCGTGGTGGTGCGGCCGCGATGCCAGTGCTTCGAGTCGACCACCACGACCGCGGTCCCGCAGGGGCTGATGAGGAGGTGGTCGAGGTTGGCCCGACTACCGGGCATCCGCAGGTCGTGCCGGACCGCCCACCCCTGCGACACCAGCGGGGCCACCAGGCGGGCCGTGGCGGCCTCCCCGGCGGCACCGTGCTCCCACCGGGCCGCAACAGCGTCAGCACGCCGCACACGGCCCGTACGCACCCCCAGGGCGGCCAGGAGACGCTGCCACACCCCACGCCGCGCCCCAGCGCGCACAGCGGCAGCCTGGGCGGCCGCACTGTTCCGGGCCGTCACCCCTCCACCGCCGTCTCGTCGTGGCACGGACATGTGCACCGGGCGTCGCAGAACTTGCACCGGCCCGGCCGCTTCTCCCCCTGCTGACCGGTCATCGACTGGCAGTACACATGCTCACCGTGCAAGCAGCCCTTCGACAGGTACACGTGGGCTGCTGATGGCAGAGGAGCTTCGACAGTGATGTTGGCGTCGAGGATGGCACTGCATTCCCTCGGAACGTAGACGTACGCCAGGACCCTCCAGCCCTCCGGCGGCGCCACGGCGGGAATGCCAGCGCGTGGAGTGAACAGTGCCACGTCCAGGCCGTGCGTTGCCACGGTGTCGGTCCTGTCGTAGCCCAGATTTGCTGGGGGAACGGCGATCGGCGTGCCATCGACGCTGATCGCCATCGTCGGCGGGTCGCATGGTCGCACTCGGCGGCTGGGTTCGGTCATGCTGCTCCTTCCAGAGCCTTGGGGTTCCAGGTGTCGGGTCCGGGGATGGTGTGCACGCGCCGCCCGTAGTGCCAGGACGGCCAGTGCCGGGTCGGGTGGGTGTCGTACATGGCGGGCAGGGTGTAGTTGCCTCGGCAGGACCGTGCGGGGCCGTGGGGCCAGAGGCCGGCCGCGGTGACGGCTATGGACCGGTCGCAGTACGCGCACCGGCCACGCCGGGCCTTCACCGGTCGATCCCGCGACGCGCACGCCGATCGACCTGCACCTTGAAAGCCAGGCCCACCGTGATGACAAGGAAGCCGACAAGGATGGGCACCCATATCGGCGCCTCCTGGCGGTTGGCGGTCGCGTCCCAGAACAGTCGGGCGGCGATACCTCCGGCGATGGCGACAGTGATGAGAACGGGGAAGCCGAGGCTTATGCGGGACATGGGACGCCTCCTAGGCGTGATGTGACGGTGGGAGCGCCGGGCGGTCACCGGGGGCCGTCCAGGTCGCCGCCGAGGACGAGGCGCATGCGGCCCTTCTTCACCACCGGGCCCTGACCGGGCGTATGCCAGTCGTCCGCGCACAGCCCATGCACCGGGGGCTCCCAGAACCGCCCCGCGTAGTGCCGGTAGACCTTCTCCCAGTCCGCCTTGAAGTAGCAGGGCAGCAGCCCGCCCTTGTTCGGCCACGGGGCGGGAGCAGCATCGTTCTGGGCGCGGAGCTGTTCGGAGACCCGGTCGGCGTGGTCCTGGTGCCGCCAGCAGAACCAGTGCGCAGTCACCCAGCCCGTGGCCGGGTCCTTCTCGAGGACCCGGTAGCGGGAGTTGGCGCCGCACACTCCGTCCTCGGTGCGCCAGTCCCGGGGCGGCGTGTACGCGGCCATTGCCTCCGCCTTCAACGCGGCGAGCTCGGGCGGCAGCTCGTACGGGCGGATCGGCGAAGGGGCGTGGGGGTCGGGCTCGTACGGGGTGGCGGGCTTGGGCCTGTACGGGCGCAGCCGGGGGGCCTCGCACGCCACGGTGTGGGCGTGCACGTCCACGTCCCGTGGTGTCTCGTACCGGGGAACGTCAGCGGCCATCAGCCCGTCATAGCGGGGCTTGCCGACTGACGTACGCCCCAGGACCCGTCGTGCTTCCCGGAGCGGGCTGACACCCTCCTCCCGGCCCTTGAGGTACACGGCGTACGCGATGGCGAGAAGCAGCTCCCGCGCCTCCGGGTTGGCGCGCTCGTCGTTGTAGACGGCGTGGACCACCTCCTCGTACGTGCGGGGCTTCCTCTCCTGCCGAGGTACGGCGGCGAGGCTTCGGGGCGCTCCCATGGCGTTCTCCTACGTGATGTGACGGTGGGTAGTTACCGGCCCGTGGACCCCCGCCCGGCCGATGGCGGTGTCTAAGATGTCCGATTACGGAGGGCGGGGATGTGGGGGCCTCTCACGCTGCGTGCAACTTCGCGGCCCTCACAGCAGCCCGCCGCTCAGCCTCATGAGCCGCATTCGCTGCCAGGCACCGCCAACACGCCGGCTCCGGGCGCCGCAAGTGCCGCAGATACGCCGGCCGGTCCCCACAATCGGGGCGTTCCGTCATCAGACTCCGACGGTGCGCAATGTCCACCGCCTGCGCCGACGACGCGGCCCCCAGCTTCAGCAGGATCTGCTTGCCGACCGACCCGACACCGCCCACTGTGATGCCGAGGTCTTTCCCGATCTGCTTCCAGGACTGCCCGCAGGCGATGCGGCGCAGCACGTCGAGTTGGTGCATGGTCAGGGGGGAACCGGTAGCGGGTTTCCAGTCCGGGGATGGGGCGGGCCCGCCGCCCGAAGGCGACGGGCCCGTACGGGTGGGGGCGGTCACTGGGGCTCCTTGGGCGTTCGGGATGTCATCAGCAGGAACAGTTCGCGGGCCCGGTCGGACCAGAGGTCGGCGAGCGCCTGGGCCTTCTCGTACTGGGTGCGGATGGCGTCGGCGGAGGCGTTGGCGACGAAGTCCGGGTCGAGGACGGTCACGAGCCGTCCTCTTCCGTCTCCTCCAGGCCCAGGGCCTTCGCCCGACCGTGCGGACACCCCGGGTCGGTGGCAGCCCAGCCGTGCGCCTGGCAGTAGCCGTGGTGGTCGAACCAGCACGGGTCCGGGTCGATGAAGTCGGATACCAGCGCCTCGACCAGCGCAAGGCGTTCCGAGACGGTTTGCGCGGGCGGAGCGGTGGCCAGCGCGGCGTGCACGGCACGCCAGATCATCGCGTTCCGCTCCACAACGGTGGCCGGGACAACGTCGGGCTGGCTGCGGATGTACGCGAACACCGCGTCGTAGGCGGGCTGCTTGGGGTCAGCGGACTGCGTCGCTTCCTCGCTCTGGCGAGTGTCGCCGAGTTTCCCGAACTTGATGTTGTAGCGGGCCACGGGTTACTGCTCCTTGCGGTTGGCGCGGCGGGCGCGCATGCGGGTCTTGATCTGGTCCTGGGTGGGGGCCGTCCACTTGTGCCAGCCGACCGGGGGCTTCCACTGCTGCATGTGCTCGCGCTGGTCGATGCCGCAGTGCTGGCAGCCGTTCGGCGACGGCGGCGTCGGGGCGGCTACCACGGCTCACCGCCCCATGTACCGGGCTTCGACGGCGTGGAACGGGCGAGGTCCCACCTGATCCGGTCAAGGTGCCGCTGAACCCGCAGCCACGGCACGCAGCTCTCGGTAAAGCACCCGCCGCACAGGGGGATGCCTTCCTCCGGGTTGCTGGAGGCCACCCACCTGGTGGCGGCGTGGTAGACGGGCTTCACGTTCAGACGGCGTTCCCGGCGTGCCCGCATGCGGGCGAGGATCTGCGTGTTCGTGGGCCGCTCCCAGGCGTGCATGCCGCGGGAGCGGACGTAGCGGCTGCCGTGGTGCGCGGCCTGTTCACCGCACCACCGGCAACCGAACGGGGAGGGTGCGATGTGGTGGCGGACGACGGTCACGGTGGTGCCTTTCGGTGGCAAGGAGGAGGAGGGGGCGTGCCGGTCAGTGGGTGCAGCGGATGGGCTCGACGCTGATCCGGAGGGCCTCGCCGAGGGCCGGCCGGTACTCGGCGCGGAGCTGCTGACACACGTCGTCGATCTGGAGGGGCGTCACTTCCTGGATGAACAGCGGGACGCCACGGCTGTCGGCGGCGGTGACGGTGTGGGTGGCGGTGGCCATGGCGTGTCCTCCTGGTCGTTTGGGGCACCGGGCCCGCCCCCACTGGGGGTGGGGGCGGGTTCCGGGCGAACACCGACCCTTACGGGCGGGCGGCTTGGGTGGTGATGATGCGGTAGTTGCGGTGGTCGTAGCGGGCCCACGCCCACTGCTTGGCGTGCTCGATGGCGAGCGCCTTCAGGGCGGTGCGGGCTTTGGGTTCGGTGGTGGGGGTGATGGTGATGCGGCCCTCGGAGACGACATAGCCGTCGGGGTCGAGGAGGCGGAGTTCCGGCACGATGGGCCCCCTTTGGGGGTGCGCTAGCGGTCGAGGCCCACCGGGTGGAGGTTCCGGTGGGCCGGTGGGCGGTCAGTACGCGATGACCTGGGTGCGGTAGGCCCGGGCGGTGCGACCCCACAGGCGGGCGTGACCGTTCGGGGCCGCGACCGCGGTCAGCAGTTCCCGCTCCACCGTGGTGACCTGGTCGGCCGGCACGCGGCGGCGGACGGTTCCGGGGACGGTGTAGCCGCCGTCGCGCTCGATGAGGCGAATCTCGTGAAGCGCCGGCACGGGCAGAACGGTGGGCCCGTAGATGACGTAGGCGATGAACCCGAGCTCGACGTCGCCGACAATGCGGATCGCGTCGAGCAGGCGGTCGGTGTCCGCGTCGGCCTCGGCAACCTTGGCGGCGAGCTCGGGGCGAGAGGCCGCGAGGTTCTGGTACTGGGCCCAGGTGTTCCACTCGGCTTCGGGGCTGTGGAAGTAGCCGCCGTCGATCTGGGCGGCGAGGTTGCTGATGCGGCGGTCGAGGTCGGCGAGTTCGGCGTGGAGGTCGTTGTCGGTGTGGAAGCCGAGGTTGTCGATCACGGGTTCCCCCTGGGTGGTGGTGTTGTGCGGTGTCACCACCATACCCATTCTCGTATTGCATAGCAATACGTTTCACGGTCCAGGGGTGACCGGGCACGACAAAGGGCCCGACCCCCGAAAGGACCGGACCCTGCGCCGCACTCAACCGCCCCTAGAACGGCGGCTCGTCGGAGTAGCCCCCACCCTGGGAACCACCACCCCACCCACCAGCCGGCGCGCCCCCGGACGTCCCCGGAGTGCCCGACGCCCACGGATCCTCCGCCGACACCGCACCCTGCTCCTGCCGCGCCCGATGGAACGCCTCACGCCCCTGGCCGCCGGACCCGCTCGAGCTGGTCTTCGTCACCACCGCCGTCGCGCTCTTCAAGCTCGGGCCGACCTCCTCGACGTCCAGCTCGTACACCGTGCGCTTCACACCCTCACGGTCCTCGTACGACCGCTGCTTCAGCCGGCCCTGCACAATCACCCGCATGCCCTTCTGCAGCGTCTCGGCGGCGTTCTCAGCGGCCTGCCGCCACACCGAGCACGAGAGGAACAGGCCCTCGCCGTCCTTCCACTCGTTGGCCTGCTTGTCGAACACCCGCGGTACGGACGCCACCCGGAACTTCGCCACCGCGGCACCCGCCGGGGTAAAGCGGAGCTCGGGGTCGTCGACGAGGTTGCCTACTACGGTGATCACGGTCTCGCCTGCCATCAGGCTGCTCTCCTCATGTCGTTCTGATTGATTTCGTTCCGAGGGATGTACACACGCCGCCACGGCACCGGCCGGCCCGCCTCACGGGCCTCCCGGTTCATCCGCACCCACGTCTGACCCACCGCGGTACCCGTCATCCCAAGGCGGGCCCCGATCTCCTCCGGGGTGTCGTTGCTCCACTCCATGAGATGGGCGATCACCTCACGCTGCGCCGCCCGGTCCAGAACCACGGACTCACCCAGCAGGAACCGGGCCACCACGTCATCGCCCTCGGTGAACCCCGGCATGGGAGCGTCCGTGCTCGGCACCGCGGCCGGGTCGTCGATCGTGTCGTCATCCCACGCCAACGGCGGCACCCACCCCTGCCGGGCAGCCCAGGAACGAGCCTCACGCGTAACCCCGACAGTCATCGACAGCCGGCCGTACGCCTCACGAACAGCCTGGTCGCGCACGGACAGAATCTGGGACCACTTCCCGCCCGCCAACTGTGTGATCGCATCCCGGTGCAGACCAGTAGCCGCCGCAAGAACCGTCGGCCCGTGGCCCAGCACATACAGGGCACGCACCCTGCGAGTCGCCCCAAGAGCGGAAACGTAGAACGCCCCAGACTGATCAGCCAGCCGCACCATGAGCAGCGCCGCCTCTTTCGCCGCATACACGGTCTTACGGCGGCCGGAGATCAGGTGACTGACGGTGGACTGTGACACCCCCGCACTACACGCAATCTGGCCGTGACTCATGCCCTCAGCAGCAAGGCTCCGGAGGTGGCTCCGAACGCGGGAGGCGTCAACAGTGCGAGGGCGTCCCGCAAGGCGATCAAGACGCCGTTGAGTGTCCTCCTTGGTGGCCGCGTTGGTGCACGGCCTGCAGTGGCACCCGCGCCGGTAGGCACGGACCGTGCCGTGCTCACTGATGGGCGTCGCCATCACGCCACCGCCTCGGACGCCGCGTCCAACTGGGCGGCCTGGTTGTCGAGGAGCGCCAGGACAGTGTTCACGGTCTGCACGTTCGTGCCCAACGCCCGGGCCACCTGCCCCACACCGTCACACGACGCCACCGCAGCCCGGAACTCGTCCAGCCGGTCCCGGATGATCTGCTCCGGCATACCCGGCTCACGCCCGTCGTACCGGCGGACCCGGCGGTGCAACACCCGCCGCTCGTTCTCCGACAACCCACCCCACACCCCGGTGTCCTGCCGGGTCTCCAACGCCCACTGAAGGCACGTCTCCCGCACGGGGCAGCCGTCGCACACCGCCTTGGCCTCCGCGAGCTGCGCCAACGGCCGGTTGTCCTCCCTCCGGGGGAAGAACAGCTCGGGGTCGACACCGGCGCAGGCGGCGCTGAAACGCCAGTCCGCCGGGGGCGCGGCGATTGTTGTGGGGCGGCGGCTGCCGATGTTGAGGATGGTCATGACGGGTCTCCGGGAGGGTTGAGGAGGGCGGTGTGGTTGGGGGTGAGCTGGTCGAGGTCGGTGATCCAAAGGACGAGTTGGGAGCCCTTGATGGGGGTGCCGAGGCGGGGGTCGGGGCCGAGGAGGTGGTGGTGGTTGTCGTCGGGGAGGATTCCGGCGTCGATGAGGCCGTCGACTGCGGCTTTGGCGGAGGGGGACCAGTTGCCGGGGTCGCGGCGGCGGGTTTTGGTGTCGGGGTGGATGACGTAGAAGACGTGGGCGCGTTGGAGGGTGGGGAGTTTGGCGGCGCGTGCGGTGGCCCAGGCGGTTTGGCGGATGGCTTTGATGCAGGGGGCGCGCTTGACGGGGTGCATGCGGTCGTTGGCGTTGATGAGGAGGGTGTTGACGGGGAGTGCGAGCCGCCAGGTGTTGGGGCGGGTGAGGGTGGCGGTCATCGGGCCGCCTCTGCCTGCTGGGCGAGTGCGGCGTCCAGGACGTCGGCCGGAGGGGTCCAGAAGCCGAGGGCGCCCTTGGCGGGGACCGGCTTCGGGAGCGCGATGACGTCGGCGAGTTCCCAGTGGTAGGTGTTCTCGAATGCCCAGTAGCCGCAGCACTGCCATTCGCTGGACCAGTGGGAGCCGGTGATGGTGGCGATGCCGACGATCGCGGAGTACATGTCGAGGTGCGGGCCGTTCACTTCGGCGGTCTTGTCGGGCTGGGCTCCGGCGTGGATGAGGATGCGGGCCCCGTGGTGGGCGGCGGGGAGCTTCCAGGTGCGGTTCTCGACGCGCTTCGTCTGGTGGACGATGGCGCCGGCCCAGGGCTGTCGGATGGTGAGGGCTTTCATGTGGCGTACTCCTGGATGTGGATGGGGCCGCGGGGTCCGGTGCGGAGGTACGTTGCGTGGCCGGCTGCGTGGCCGATGTGTGTGCTGAGGCAGTACCGGCAGCGGTAGGTGTGGAAGCGGGGTCCGCCTTCGCCGCGTATTTGCCTGGCGCGGCGGCGGGCGGTGCGTCGGCTGGGGAAGCGGTGCTTGCCGAGGCAGGAGGCTTCGTACTCAGTCATCGCGGGTCACGGCGAGGGTGACTGTGATGGGGATGGCGTTGTCGGTGTTGGGGGTGCAGCGGGTCCAGGTGCCGTTGGTGAGGCGTGCGTGCCAGTGGTAGGCGGCGGCGACGCGCATGTGGGCGGGGAGGACGTTGTTGGCGGCGGCGGTGATCCTGCGGGGGTCCTGGTGGCCGATGGCGAGGATGTTGCCGTTCCAGATGCGGAGCTCGGGGTTGTTGGGGTGGGGCTGGCCGAGCTGGTTGTTGCCGTTCTGGGCGAGGACGAGGGCGTTGAGGTTCTGTTGGGCGAGGTCGGCGCCGAGGGCGTTGATGTACGTCTGGTCGTGGGCCTCAGGCACGGGGGGCCTCCGTGGGGGTCACGGCATCGCCGCGGAGCTCGGCAAGCTGGGCTTCGAGTTCCGCGACTCGGGCTTCGGCCTTCTGGCGGGCCTCGTGCGGGGTGAGGGCGCCGGGGGCGTGGCGCTGGACGACGAGGGTGTACATCTCGGGGGACTCGGCGACCTTGACGTCCATGGAGACCTTGGTCTCGGTGTAGTTCGGGGCGTCGCCGAGCATGGTTCGGGCGGCTGCGACCCAGGAGGCGAGGAGTTCGCGGGCGGGTTCCATCTCCATGTGCATGCCGTTGCGGAAGTCCATGGCCCGGATGCCGGTCTCGTCGAGCTGCTTCTGGATCCACTGGTGTGCGGCTTCCTCGGCGAGGACGGCGCGGACGGCGTTGTTGAGGCCTTCGGTCTCGTCGGCGAAGTGGGGTTCGGCGAGGGGGGTGATGGCGTACAGGGCGTCGTAGAGGGTGTCGGCGAGGGCGGTGATCTGTCGTCGTCGAGGTTGGGGTTGGTGGTCACTGGTTCGTCTCCTGGTGTTGGGCGGCTGCGTTGCCGTGGGCTTCGGCGGCGGCGAGGGCGATGTCGTAGCCGGGGGGGGTTTCGGCGGGGTGGGGGTGGGCGTGGTCGTGGTCGGCGGTGAGGCCGGCGTCGATGTCGTCGCGGGACAGCTGCTGGGTGTCCTCGGCGGTGGCGGCGGCCTGGTGGAGGGTGAGGGTGCGGGGCTGCCCGTGGAGGTCGGTGCAGTGGGCGGCGGTGATGGTGGCGTTGCGGAGGTCCTGGCCGTTGGTGACCGGGGTGTGGTGGTGAGCGCCGTTGGGGCAGGGGGTGTGGGCGGTGAATCCGGCCGGCTGGTGGGTGAGGCTGGTGCCGCCGGGGAGGTGGGCGCGGACGGCCCCGTTGGGTTGGGGTAGCCAAGCGGTTATGGGTATGAGGGGGAGCCCGTGGAGGCGGGCGGCGTAGGCGGCGGTCATCTGCTGCTCGCTGATGAACTCGGGGCCGGGGTTGGCGGGTCGGACGGGGAGGACCGGGCGGAGGACGGCCGGCTTCGTGGCGGCGGGGCGCTTCTTGGTGTGGGTTTTGCGGCTCATGGCGGGTCTCCGTCCGGGGGGTCTTGCGGGTTGGTGGTGCCGATGCCGTGCTGGGAGGCGCAGATCATGGCGATGGCGATGAGTCCGAGCACGGCGGCGATGACGGCGGGTGCGGTGGGCGGCCAGATCACGTGGTGGCGGCCTCGTCGGAGAGCAGTGCAGCTAGTTCCGGGTTGTCGTCGAGGAGCTTCTCGGCGGCGGCGTCTCCTGCGGAGCACTCCATGAGACTCAGGAAGTACCGCAGCGCTTCGGCGCGTAGCTTGTTCCTGAGCCTGTCGCTGATGTTGGTCACGCTGACGACACCGGCGTGCGGGTCGAGCGTGAGCGTGAAGTCGGCTTCCGGCTTCGGGGCCGGCCCCTTCGACAGCGGCGGGCGGACCGCGCCCCGGCTGAGCTTGTCGGCCATGCGGAACAGGACGTCACCGCGAGTGCGGCTGTCCTTGTTGCTGCGGCCTTCCTCTCGTGCCTTCTTCTCCAGCCACTCGATGATCTGAGCGTCTCGTTTGCCGATGACCTCGATGCGGTGGGCGTGAATGAGCTGTTCAGCCTCGTCGTCGTTACAGCGCTCGTAGGTGAGTTCCATCATCAAGTCGTCGCGGGCGGTCATCGGGAGGTCTCCCAGGCGTTGTGGGTGGTGGCGATGCGCTGGGCGTAGTCGTAGGCCCGCCAGTCGGCGATCTGGGCGCGGTAGCCGGTGAGGAATGCGGCGGTGTAGGTGGTGCCGGAGACGGTGGGGTCTTCCATCCAGGCGAGGCGGTCTTCGAGGGTGGTGAGGGGGTCGCCGTTGTGGATGTGGTCGTAGGCGGTGGCGCGGCCGTGGGCGTGGTCGGGGTTGTTGGGGTTGTCGAGGAGGTCGAGGTAGAGGGTGGGGATGCTCATGGGGTGTCCTGTTCCGGTGTGGGGCCCGGGGTGTGGTGGCCCCGGGCGGGCGGCGATCAGGCGGCGGTTGCGAAGGACATGCAGTCGCAGGCCTGCCCCTTGGGGTCGCGGCAGTCCGGGAAGTGCCACCGGCGGGCGTGGGCGCACGAGCACTTGGCGCCCAGACGAGGCGCCTCGGTCTCGGGTGCGTCGGCCGTGGTGACGGGGGCGAGGTCGCCCAGCTCGCTACGGAGGAAGTCCTCGGACGCCCAAACGAGGCGGGAGATCGTCGTGGGGTCGAGGTGGGCGGGGACGAACTGGCGGACGCCGTTGCTGTCGGTTCCGGCGAGGCGCCACTGCTTGCCCTCGGGGGTCTGGAACGTCTCGACGGTGGTGTTGGGCATGACTGTCTCCGGGTTCGGTGATGTGGAAGGGGTCTTCACCCGGCCCCGGGAGCTACTGCGCACCCAATAGGTGTGGTGCTCGACTCGGGGCCGGGGGGCTTGGGGTGTTACTCGTCGCCGGTGAGGCGATGTTCGTCGGCGCAGCGGATGCACTGGACGAACTCGACGGTGCCGTCGAGGTAGGTGCGGGCCTTGGCGGCGTCGAAGATGCAGCCGCAGTAGCAGGCCTGGCAGGTGCAGCGGGTGAGTTCTCCGGAGGCCGGGGGTCGGATGCCGGTGAGGCTGATGACCTGGGCGTGGAGGATCGCGCTGGCGGTGAGTTCGCGCCGGTCGGCGTACTCGTTGGCCTGGTCGAGGAGTTCGTCGACGAGGGTGGCGAGGGTGGCCGGGAGGTGGTGGGGGTGGATCTCGGAGGGCTGTGTGGGGGCGTGCGTCATCAAGGCGTGGCCCATGGCGGCCTCCTGGTTGGGGTGGTGGTCCGGTGGGGGTGTTCTCCCTCCCGGTGGCACCACAGTACCCATTCTCGTATTGCTAAGCAATACGTTCGGGGTGATGACATGAGAAAGCCCCCACCCCCGGGGGATTGGGGTGAGGGCTGGTCTCAGAGTGGCGCAGGTCAGGTGCGGTCAGGGCTCGTTGGCGTCCTTCGCGAGCACCCAGTCCCGGTGGGCCATCAGGATGTCGGAATACGACACGTAGACCCGGCGCCCGCCCGTCACGAACCGCCGGCGTTCGGTGTACATGGCTTCACCGCGGGCCTCCGCCTGGTCGATCCACCGGCGGATCGTCGACTCGGACGCGGGGTGCCCGGTTTGCCGCAGGAGGTCGAAGACCGCCGACAGGGGCAGCAGGTCGTTCGGTGCCGGGTGAGGGACGAAGTGCTCGATGGCCATGGCGGTTCTCCCGGGGTCGGGCGGCCATCGTTCGCAGCTCCGGCGGCCGACACGGGGTGGGCTGGTGGGCCCGTGAGGGTTGTGCGTGATGAGGTTGTTGCGGGGGGTGCTGGTTGTTTGACCGCCGGAAGGGCGGTCAGGTTGCGCTGCTCTTCGCGGCGAATTGCCGGGCGATGTGGTGGTGGGCGAGCGTGGCCAGCTGCCATGTGTGGGAGAGGCCGTCATCGTCGACGCAGTACCGGTTGATGCAGGCGGCGCGTTGCACGGCGTCCCGCCAGAGGAGCCCCCAGCAGCCGCAGGAGGGGCAGGGGTGCTTGTTCACGACGCCGGTGTCGCCCATGGCGATGGCGTGTTCGAGGCCCTGCCGGTAGATCAGGGTCTCGCGGGCTTGCTGGTGCCCCTCGTCGAGGTGGGTGGTGTGCTGGCGGGCCCAGTCGTAGACGCGGGAGGCGTCTGTGGGTGCGGGGCCGGCGGGGGTGGACCAGTCGGCGGCCCTGGTGTGCTCGACGACCTCGTTGACCGCGGTGTGGATGCGGTCGAGGACGTTGATGTCGAGGGGTGCGGGTGAGGTGGTGCGGGTGGCGGTGCGACCGTCACCGGGTCCGCGGCGTTGGTGCTGGGTGAACTCCGCCTGGAGGAGCCGGAGCCGTTGTTCGGTGGTGTTGTCTCCCAGCATGGTGTCCCCGTCCCACTGAGCCGGCCGGGGGCGTAGTGCGGAGCGGTGTGGGGCCGGGGCGCACGCCGGTGGCCGGAGGTTGTCACTCCGGGTAAGTCCGGACGCCCCATGATGCCACTGTTTCGTCCCGTGTTGAACAGAACGTGCCAAGTGATCTACGCGCTGTGTGTGACGGTTGGCGACTCGTCACCAATCAGCCCGCATTGCCAGTTGGCATATTCACAGAGCGTCAGGGGCGTCCCGGAGTACCCGCATCATGCCGGTGAGGTGCTGATACTCGTCCGGGTTGAGGCGCTGTTCGGCGCGGGAGCTGTCGAGCATCACCTGGAGGAAGTCCAGGGTGGTGCGGTACACGTGGGCGGCCGCCTCGTCGGTGAGGGTCGCCTTGTGCGCGATGAACCAGCTCTCGACGTCGAGGGCGAGGCGCTGCTGCGGACTGTCTGGGGCAACAACGCGTTCCGGCTGTGCGGGCTGCGGGGTGCGGCGGCCGCGGCCGGTGCGGGTGGTGCGCCGGCCGAAGGGGATGACCCGGTTGCCGTCACTGGAGGAGGGTGTGACAGGGGTGGGGCCTGGGGGGCCGGTGTGGTGGCCCACGGGGTGGGCGGGCTCGACGGATGAGGGCATGGGGCGTCTCCGCTCCTCGGCATTGGGAAGGGCGACCCCACGATCGCAGTCCGTGGGGCCTCCCCCCGGCCGGCTGCCGGTGGCCGGTGCCGGGGGGATGTTCACTGTGACACTGATTCGGTCATGTGGGTAAGGCACGTCTGGATTTTGATACCGGTGTGACCCTGCTGGGGGTAGGGTCCCGGCCACTGTCCGGTCAGGTGTCCGGGTGGGCCGTGCTGCTGTCCGGGTGCGGGCATGGGGAAGCCCCCGCGGGTTGGGGGCTGCGTTTTCGCCGACGACAGCTTCCAGTTGTGCGGGGGCTTGGGGACCTTACTGGGCATGCCCATCAGGTGATGGTGATTGTAGACCTGGGGTGCCGTCAGCGGAATGCTGTTGGGGAAGGTTCCTGGTGGTGTGGGTGCAGGGGCGGAGGCGCTGCGATACCCGGGGGTGGGGATACACCTCTGCCCCTGCTGCCGGACGCGTCAGGGGCGTACGGCGTTCCCAGCCAAGCCGCGGCCGACCCGGGTGGGAAGGGGCCGGTTGCGGAGTCACTCGGACGTGTGAACGAAAAACCCCGGCAAGGTGACGGAATCCGGCTGAAAACCGAACCGGCAAGCCCTGTGCGCTCGTTGGGCTGACGACCAGGCCGTACGGCCCCCGGGTCTTCGGGCCTTGCGGTGTTCCCTGGTAATTTGCTCGCCATGACCCATCCCAGCGCCGATGAAGCGCGCGAAAAGTTGCTCGTCAACCTGACGCCGGAACTCCGCAGGGACCTGCGGATCCGGGCGGCGGAACACGGGCTGAACATGCAGGACGCGGCAGCCTCCGCACTGTCCCTCTGGTACGAGACCGCCGAGGTCCCGGAGGTGGAGACCCGCGGTGCGAAGTCGTGGGGCGTGTTCCTTCCCGCCGGCGGCCCGGAGCGGTTCACGCAGGAGTGCGAGCGTCGCAGTCTGACGAAGGTGCAGGGCATGGCACAGGCCATCACCTTGTGGCTGGCCGCGCACCCCTCCCCCATCGAGCGTCTCGTCGCGCAGCCGACGAAGCGGATCCTGGTTGGCAACCAGAAGGGCGGCGTCGGCAAGACATTCGTCGCGGCCGGGCTGGCCCAGGCGATGGCGGAGATGGGGTTGCGGGTCCTCCTCGTCGACTACGACCCGCAGGGGCACCTGACGACCCGCATGCAGATCCAGGGCCTACCGGAGGGCGGCGAGAGCCTGCTGACGCACATGCTGGGCGAGGCGACGAAGCACCTGGCCCGGTCCCTGGTGGCCCTGCCGCACGAGCGGTTCGGCGGCCGGCTGCATGTCCTGCCCGCGAGCAAGGATGCGTTCCTCATGGACGCGAAGCTGGCCCTGCTCCAGGTCGGCCGGGACACCTGCCTGGCCCGGGCGCTGGCGCCGCTCGAGGACTCCTACGACGTGATCGTGCTGGACGGGCCGCCGAACCTCGGGTTGGCCATAGACCTTGCGATCAACTACGTGCAGCGCCGGCCGGGTGAGCTCATCGACCACTCGGGGCTCCTGATCCCGGTGTGGTCGGACCGGTCGTCGTTCGACGCGTACGAGATGCTCCACTCGCAGATCGCCACCCACTCGAAGATGACGGGGGCGGTGGTCGACGAGCTGGGGTTCGTCGTGAACGCCTACGACGCGCGGAAGGGTGTCGGCACCCGGAGCTTCTACGAGGGGTGGAACCAGCTGACGGTGCCGGGTGTGCTGGGGACGCTGAAGGACTCGATCGAGGGCCGTGAGGCTTCGGACTACCAGATCCCGTTGCTTGAGCATGCTCCGGACTCTCCGCAGGCGAACGTGATGCGGGCGCTGGCGAAGGAGCTGGCCGCGTGACGAAGAAGCAGCCGCCGCCCATCCCGGTGATCGGGGCGTCGCAGGATTCGTCGCGGGAAGCGGAGCTGCTGGCGTGGGAGGAGAAGGAGCGCCTGCGCCGGGAGCAGCCAGCGGCTGAGCAGGCTCCCGCCCCGGCACCGCTGGCGGTTGTTCCTGCTCCGGCAACGGAACCGGCAGCAACGGATGCGGCGGCAGCGGACCTTGAGTCTCAGCCGGCGTCCGCGGCGGCGGTAGCGCCAAAGTCTGCCCCGGGGTACCTCAAGATGCCGGACTTCTCGGAGCCGGACACGGTCAACCCTGCGGAGCGCCTGGAGTTCTACTCGCAGGGCATCTTCGCGGTGCAGTACGCGGCGAAGGCCAACCACGAGCGAGCGGAGCAGCAGAAGCTCATCGGGCTCGGGCTGCGGCTCCAGGCCATCAAGGACGAGGAGCTCCACAAGCACACCGGGTTCGAGACGTTCGGTGCGCTGACTGATGCCCGGTTCGGGATCAAGAAGCATCAGGCGAACAACATCCTGCGTGTTCTCGGGGTGGCCCAGGCGCTTGAGGACGTTACGACTCAGGAGTTGAAGGAGCGCCCGCTGCGGGTGCTGGTGCCGATACTCGACACGCATGGCGCGGATGCAGTGCGGGAGACGTGGGCGGAGGCTGCCCGGCACGGCAACGTCACGGACACGGCGCTGAAGGAAGCGGCGAACTTCCTGGGGTACGCGCCGCCGACGGTGCAGCCGGTTCTCCAGGTGGAGCCTCCGAAGCCGAAGCCTGTGCCCGCGCCGGCGGGTAGCGAGCCGGAGCGGGTGGTGGAGCGGCTCCGGGCGTTGGCGGAGAAGGACCTGGCGGCAGCCCGGCGTGAGGCGGCCGCGTTGCAGGCCGCGGTGCGGGAGCTGGTGGAGGAGTTGGACGGCAACCTCGAGACGGGGTGAGCTCAGCCGTCTCGTGAACAAGGTGGTGACCACGCGGTCACCACCTTGTCGTCTTTCTGACCCAAAGGTGGTGACCATTGGTCACCACTTGCCGAGCGCATCGCTTTACCGCGGTAAACAGTCACGCGACGTCGAAGACCTGCCGCACGGGCACCGTGGTGTCGCCGGTGTGCTTGTAGGCGATGGCGGCCTGGCGGGCGCGTTCGGAGTCGGACAGCTGCGGGCCGGCCGCATCTTCCTCCGCCGCTGCAACCACCGGAGCGAACCGGTCCTCGGGTTCACGGGCCGCGGTACGGATCTGCTCGGCGCGCGCCGTGGCGACCCTCGGGTCTTCCCGCGGGAGTTCGAGCCGGCGGATTCCGGCGAGGGTGGCCTTGTACCCGTCGCACGCGGTGTCCCGGGTGTTGACCGGGCGTTCCACGGCGGGCCGTGCAGTCGCGGCCGCCACCGGTGCGGGCTTCGCCGTGATGGGGCCGACGGGCAGGACGCGGATGCTGCGCACGAGGTCCTGGCCGACCTTGTCGTTGATCTGCTTGCACAGCTTGCCGCCGAGGAGGCGGAGCTGGGTGGCGTAGGCAGGTGAGGCGGGCCGGAGGTCGAGGCGCCGGGTCTGGGGGTCGTAGTGGGCGGGTTCGATGTGGCCGACGTACTGGGGGCAGAGGTCGGGCCACTGCTCGAGGAGGTCGCCGCCGTTCATGCCGTGCTGCCAGCCGAGTTCGGTGGTGAGCTGGCCGAGGACGTTGCCGAGCCCGGCGGGGTCGCGTCGTTCGCCGCGGATGGGCCGTGCGGTGCGGAGCCGGGGCTTGTTGGTGGGTCGGGTCTTCGCGGCGGCGCGGGCGGCTTGGAGGGCGAGGCGGGCCAGGTCGGCACCGGACGCGGGCTGGTCGGTCATGCGGTGAACCTCCTGACAGGGATTCCGGCGGCTGTTGCCCGGCGAATGCAGTCGGCTGTGCCGCTGCTGTTGCCTCGCTGGAAGGCGACGAGGATGTCGGCCCCCAGCTGCACCATCGCTTCGTTGCGGCGCGGGCCGGCCGTGGGGCAGTAGGACTTGCCGTTGGCCCGGATTGGGCGGTGGTCGTCCGGGCACTCTGGTGCGCACGGGCCGGTCCAGTCCGCGGGGTACTTCTCCTGGCGGATGCCGTTCGCGACGGCCCAGTGCCTGGCGAAGAAGTCGGCGCCCTTGTAGCAGTCGCCATGGACGATGACGACGCGGTGCTCGGGGCTGAAGACCTGGGTGACGTCGTGCCAGGTGTCGCGGAGGGCGTCGTCGAGGCCTTGGACGTCTTCCCATGAGCGTGAGCCGGTGACGAGGATGCGGATCTCTCGCAGGAGGGGGACAACGCTGCGGATGATTTCGGCACCCAGCGTTGCGTTGATCTTCTTGGCGAGCGAGCCGCCGATGAGCCGGGTCTGGACCAGGTAGGGGCGGTCAGCACACTCCACAACCAGGCGTCCGCGTTCCAAGTCGAATGCGACGGGAATGACCTGGCCTTGCTGGTAGGTGTCGCGCCAGATCGTCGCGATTTGCTGGACGATGCTGTCGGTCTCGGTCATGCCCACGCCTCCTGTCGGTTTCGGTTTGCGGCGTCCCGGCGTGCGGCGTAGCAGCAGAGCTTGGTGCCGTAGAGGTCGAGGGCGTCGTCGGGGTCGTCGGCGTAGTGGCGGGCGACCTCGGGCCAGGCGTTCCAGTCGAGGCGGGCGCGGAGCCGGTCGTCGTCGGTGTACCGGTCGGCGGGAATGTCGTCCGGGTGCGCGGCCTCGGAGGCTGGCTGGCCAAGGGCGAAGATCGCTTCGAGAGAGGCCCAGTCACGGGCGACGGTGGAGTCCTCGTACGCGACGGAGTGCGTCGGGTCGAAGGGAACCTCCTCGAGCTGGTCGGCGTCCACGGTGCGCAGGGCGGCAGCGAGGACCCGGTGGGGGTGCTGAGGGTTCCAGACGAAGCCGGCGGCGTGCTGGTGGCCGGTCTCGATGGCGAACCGCACGGCCTGGTCCTCGGTCCACTGCTGCTCGCCCATGTCGGCGCAGATCCACCGGAGCTGGTCGTGGGTGGCGCGGCGGGTCCACGGGACGGCGCGGCGGATGGCGCGGGCGAGGCGGTCTCCGAGGCGCATGCCGGGTGCGGTGACCGGGTTGCCGAGGATCGTGGCCCGCTTCTTGCTGCCGCTGTTGGTCTTGGCCGTCTGGGAGGGGGAGCTGAAGGTGGTTTGCTGCCGCGTCGCGGTAGTAGTTACACCCCCCACCATCTGAACCTGATCCTCATAGGTGGCTGGGGTAAGGGAAGGGGTCGCAAGAGATCGTTTAGCGGGGTTATCCACAGGGCCCGAAGAGGAGTTATCCACAGCCGATTCGGGGGCATTCGCACCCCCGGCGACGCTGGTCTCCTGACGGACCGCGATGGCCCGCGCCTCGTACCCCTCGCCGATGATCCGGTGGCCCATGGCGTGGTCGTAGACGGCCGGGATCGTGGCGGCGTACACGGTGGCGGTGGCGGCGTACCCGGGGCGGCCGAGGATGCGCTTGATGTTGCTGCGGGAGCCGCGCGCAGCCCAGGCGAGGGAGCCGAGCTCGCGGAGGTACTTCACGTGCCGGGCGACGTTGGACCGGTCAAGGTCGAGCCGTACGGCCATGTCCTCGAGTCCGTAGCGGACGTGCCCCGTGCTGTAGTCCATGCGCTTGGCGAGGTCCTGGGCGACGAGGAGAGTCGTCTGGTTGGCCTTGGGGTGGAGGCCGGCGGCGATGAGCCACTCGACGCTGCGGAGCCAGTTGCGGGGTGCGGTGTGCCGGGAGGCGGTGGTGTGGATCTCCATGGCGGTGGCACTGACGGGCGCCCACGGGGCGATCGGGGGGCACTCGGTGCCGACCTGGGGGGTGGACTTTTGCCGCGAATCGCCATCGTTTGCGCGCTCAAGCTGACAAGCAGGTGCGTCGTACTGCACTATGTACCCGTCCTCTTCTTGTAGGTGGATGCACTAAGGGCCCCGCTCGCGGGGTGGGTTCGTGAGGAACCTGAAGTCGCTCGACCTGATTGGCCCCGGTCGCCAAACCGGATCCGGAAGTCGGGCCTTAGCTCGGTCGCCAAACCGAGCCGTGGAAGTGGCCGCGCACGATGCGCCAACATCAGCGGCCAGCGGTAGAGGAAGTGCCCCCGCCAAGGGGCCCAGGACCTCCCGCTCAGAAGATCGCCACGTCACCTGATCCCCCTTGCCGGGTTCGGTCTGCCCCTGCGCCTGGTCGGCACGGGAAGTTCGGTTGGCCTGCCTGCGTGCGGCGGCGGCCATGCGGAGCATTTGCTGCGCGAGCCGTTCTGCGTCATCGACAGGGAGTTGCAGTTCGATTGCGCGCCCCAGAGCCGACTTGCTGCCGTTCTGATCACTCGTCTAACGCTAGGCGCAGCCTACATGTTGAACGGAAATCCAGGACGTAGGTTGCTTTGCTGTCATTTCAGGGCTTCCGCCTCTTCGGCGACCGATAGGGGAACCACCGCGGCGACGCGCCGGCCTCGGCTCGTGATGTACGTGATGCGCCCGCGTGCAGATGCGGCGTTCAGTACATCGGCGAAGTTCTGACGGGCTTCAGCGGAGGACATCTCGATCGATTCTTCATCCATGTACCGCAGGGTACTACCATAGACGTTCATGTACACTGATGTACATGCAGCTTCGGTACAAGTTTCGGCTCTACCCAACGCAGGATCAGCGCAAGGCGCTGGCCAACGCGTTCGGGTGCGCGCGAACTGTGTACAACGACGCTCTTCGAGTGCGCCGAGAGGCGATGGAGAAGGGGGATCCGCTCCCCAGGTCCGGAGACCTCGCCAAGCTGCTGATCACTCAAGCCAAGAAGACGCCCGAACGAGCCTGGCTTGCTGAGACCTCCAACGTGGTTCTCCAGCAGGCACTCCGAGACCTTGACGTGGCATATAGCAACTTCTTCAGGTCTCTGAATGGGGCCCGCAAGGGCGGCAGGGTAGGTAAGCCGAAGTTCCGATCGCGGAAAGATCGGCATCAGGCTATCCGCCTATGCCGCAACGCCTTCGTCCTGCGACCCAACGGTCGACTCTATGTGGCCAAGATCGGCGACGTGGCCGTCCGATGGTCGCGCAGCCTTCCGTCTGACCCCTCTTCAGTGACAGTCATCATGGATGCCAGCGGGCGCTACTTCGCTTCGTTCGTTGTCGAGACTGACCCGGCAGAGGTCCTTCCGGAAGCCGCTCAAGACGTGGGTATCGACCTGGGGCTTACACACTTTGCGGTCCTCTCTGATGGGCGAAAGATCTCCTCCCCGAAGTTCATGAGGCGAGCTGAGCGCAAGCTCCGGAAGGCCCAGCAGGCAGTTTCAAGAAAGCGGCAAGGGTCAGCGAACCGCCGCAAGGCGACGAATCGTGTTGCGCGACTTCACGCTCACGTGGCTGACGCGCGTAGGGACTTTCACCACAAGCTGTCGACCACGATCATCCGCGAGAACCAAGCGGTGTACGTGGAAGACCTTGCAGTGAAGGGCCTTGCGCGCACACGGCTTGCAAAATCAGTTCATGACGCCGGATGGTCGCAGTTCACTGCGATGCTGGAGTACAAGGCTGTGCGCTACGGACGCACATTCGATCGCGTTGACCGTTGGCTTCCCTCCTCGCAGACGTGTCACATGTGCCTGGTCATTGACGGCCCGAAGCCTCTCAGTGTTCGGCAGTGGACGTGCGAGGCGTGCGGAGCTGTTCACGATCGAGACGTTAACGCTGCACGAATCATCCTCGCCGCCGGACGGGCGGAGAGGTGAAACGCCTGTGGAGGAGCTGGAAGACCCGATCGATTATGGGCAGGCTCTGATGAAGCAGGAACCCCGCGTAGGGGACGTCAATGGTCGTCTGGCGTCAGAGGCCGCAGCTCATCACGCTCCCACGGCTTCCCGGTGCCGTTGTCCTATACTTTTGCGACATTAATAACGGGATCTTGCTGAGCTGGCCTGGTACCCCTTCAGGAAGCCCTGGCCAGCAAAAAGGAAGTAGAAGAACCAGTCGGGTGACGCGTTGAACCGGCTGGTCGTTAGTTGGGTATGACTCACTGGGATGACGCCGACGACTCGGCGTACCTTGCCGACGAGATGATGAGCGACGCCCTTGCCGAGCGTGAGATGGAGTTGGGACCCGAGGACCCCTGGCCGCCGGTGGACGACTGGCCGAGGGTGTAGGCGTGCACGCTGTATCCGTTGTGACGTGTAGGTGCGGATAGGGCGTTCTTCAGATTCAGCCGGATCGGGTGGACGTCCCCGGCAGTGTTGGCCGGGGACTCGTCGTCGGTGGTGGTGTTCGTGGCGGCTTCGGCTCGGCGTCCGGCGCGGGCGACGGTGGCGGCGAGGCCGCAGTCCGGGCATCGGCAGCCGAGGAT